AGATTTTATTAAATTTAATGTTAATCAAACAGTTAGAGAAACTATAGGTGCAAATCCTAGTATGAGAGATTATCAAGTTATAGCAGATTGGGCTAATGGAGAAATAGAAAGATTAGGCGCTGCGTATGTAGAGTCAAGAAGAGTTTATGAACAAGCTAGAGTTGATATGGCTTCACAGGCATATCAAGACCAAGTTGCAGGTACACAACAGGACTATTATTTACTGCCACCAGCAATGTCAGATGATGATGTTTCATCAGCATTTTCTACAGGGCTAGATGAGTTTGTATATAATTACTTCAAACCACTTATTGATGAAGGTAAAGAAGCACAAGCGTATCAACAAGGACTTGGTGTCGCTATAGCGAGTTTAAGTAGATAATGGATTACGAAGTTCCACCAGCAATCATAGAAGTAGTTGAAGAACTTGAAGGCTATAGTGATACAGCATACTATGACAAAAACAATGTTCTTACTATTGGCTTTGGACATACAAACGCAACAGATACTTTTAAATTCAATGAGGACACTGTAATAGATAGAGAACAAGCAATAGACATTTTAAGTAAGGATTTAGCTGAAGCTAGAAAATATGTATCGCAAATGCTTGAGAATAGAAATTTAAAAGTAAATGATGATAGGTTTGATTATATGGTTTTGGTTTATTTTAATAGACCTTGGGCATTAAGAGATACTATAGATGTAATAGCTGAAGGACATATCAAAAGTATTAGAAGTAGTCAAGAAAAAGCATACGAAGATAAAAGGGGGGAAGCACCTCCTAATTGGTTTATGAGCAGATTAGACAAAGAAGAAGCAGCTATGACAAATGTTATGGGTGGATTTATAGGTCCTAAAGACCAAGCTGAAGGGGAAACATTGAATCCTTTACCTGATACAATAACTTATATGTATGATAAAGACGGCAATAAAAGTATGGTAGACGCAAGTATAGTAGATGAATTAGTAGAAAGCGGTAGGTATTTTAAAGAGCCTCCTGTAAAAGAAGAAGAGCCAGATGTGCCAAACACTAGGTTTCCTAGAAAACCTATGAAGTTATTAGATAATTTTAAAGGAAAGATATACACACTATGACAGAAACTAGCTGGAAATATTCTAATAAACCTACACCAGATTTAATTTATTTTGATGCAGATACAGGAAGATATTACTACTTGTATGATGCTGGTGATTTCATAACATCTGAAGAAGGTGATGAAAAAGTATATATATCTTATGATGTAGGTACAGTAAAGCCACACGGATTAACCAACGATAGAGAGCTACCAGAGTTTGTATATGAAGCACCAGGTGTTTTATTAGGACATACAGCTTTAAGTGCTACATACATATCTAGCAACTTTGATGATATGGATGGATATAATCCAGCAGAAGCATTTGAAGCTACTATAGATTTATATAAAGATTACGCACCTTGGTTTTATGAAGTACAGAAAGATGAAGAAGGTAATGTAACTGGCGCACCAGGTATGTCATTGTTGTTAGAACATTTGTGGTTGAACAGACCAATAGATGAAAATGACCCAAGATTAAAAGAATTAAAATCTGATTGGACAGTTGGTCAAATACAATTTATAAATGCTGGTGGATTAAAGAATAATGATTACGATACAAACATTAGGTTAAGAGAACTTAGAGATGTAAAGACAGATGAAATAAATGCTGTTCTTACAAAGATAGGTGTAAACGTAGATGATTTTAGTGAAAGTAATTTTGAAGGATATCAAAACTTAATAGAGGTATATACAAAAGGATATTTAAATGCTGCTAATATTGACGACTTTATAAAACATTACACAGGTATAGAAGAACTAGCACCAGAAGATTCTAGGTACTTGTCATTTAAAAACATTATAGAAATGGAAGTTGATGGTAATTTAACATTTGACTTAGGTACTTTAGATTTTAGAAAAACAAAAGAAGCACAAAGACTAGGTCAAAGATATTTAGGTGTATTAAAGTATGACACACTAGATGAAGATACAAAAAAAGAAATTGCTTACTTAGTATCTACTGACCAGACAGATGCTGCTGAAATGAAGCTACAAGCTTTGTTTGATAGTGACCCATACTTTGAAAGATTTTCTGGCAAGGGATTAAACTACGGACAAATAGTTGGACCATACAAACAACTATATACTTCTATATTTGGAGATTCTCCAGATGAAACAGATACTTATTTTTTAGAAACACTAAGTTTAGGTTTTCAAGATGCAGGTAAATCAATGAGAAAAAAAGCATACGAAACTGGTAACGAATATTTTGGGAGAACAGTTGCTTCTTCTATGAATAGGAGTTTAGGTGGTAATGTGATAAGGGGTATATAATGGCAGATAATACATTTGTAGATAAAAACGCACCTAAAGGCGGAAGGCAAGTAAAAATATATAAAGATGGTGCTGTTGCTAACGCTCAGTATTACAGAAGAAATAATGAAAAAAAGTCTGAACTTTCTAGAAAAACACAAGATGAGGGTTGGACTACACAAGAACCTGTAGATGAAACTGCAGTGGACTTTACACCACAACAAGCACAAGTATTAATGCCTTGGCTAACTAAGTTAGCACCAGTAGAAGGTAGAAAACTAATAGACGAGTATGTTGCAGGATACATAGAAAGCGGTGAAGATACATTTGCATTAGCAAGAATGAGGTCTAGTGATAGTTATGAAAAAGTATTTCCTGGTATAACAAGAGATGATGGCTCACTTAGAATGTCTGAAGCTACATACTTACAGAATAAAGAAGCATCATTAATACACTTTAATGAGTATGGTATTGGTGGATATGGCGCACAAGTTATTGATACACTATTTCCACAACTTGTACAAAATAATGTTAACCCAGATGAACTAGCTTCTAGATTATCTGTCACTTCAAGACAGCTAGATAACTTAACTCCTGAACAAAAAAGAGGTGTGTTATCTGCTTATGAAGAATACTATTCGTCTGAGTTAGGAGATGTTATAGAGTTAGATGAAGCTGCATTAATACCATTAATAATAGACCCAGAAATAAATGCGGAAGTTTTAAATAGAAGATTAAATATAGCTAGAGTTGGTAATCAATACCAAACAGTTGCAGGAGTTGAAGCTAGTAGAACTTCTATTGAAAGTTTAGTAGGTGCAGGCTTACAAGTATCTGAAGCGCAGAGAACATTTCAAGCTGCTGTTGATAGAGCTTTAATTACAGCTAGGGTTGCAAGACAGCAGCGTAGAGATTCTGCTCCTACATCAATGGAAATACTAGAGGCACAATACTTAGGCAACTTAGAAACATCACAAGAATTAGCAGCAATACAAGCTCAAAATGTATCAGAATCAGCAGTTCAACTAGGTGCAGCAAAATCACAAGAAGGTGCTGTAACTGGCTTGACAGAAAAATAATTCTGCTATACTAGATGTAGTGCCTGCCAGGTTCGGCACACAAAATATAGGGCTGGGATTCGGTAACATTGCCAAGGTGTGTTATCTGTCATTCGTAAACCCTTGTGTAAATCCCTTTAATTACCTAGCGATTAATACTATGGGATAAATATATGCTAGAGAAAATGGAGATAATAATGGAAGAAAATACACAACAAGTAAATACTACAGAAGAAGTTGCAGATGAATCTACAGATGGAATCAAACAACTTAGAGAAGAGTATAAAAAGCTTAAAGCTGAGAATAAACAATTCAAAGCACAAGCTATGACCAGTGCTTTAGGTCAACTAGGACTAGAAGCAGATAAGGGATTAGGTAAAGCTGTTACAAAACTCTATGATGGTGAAGTATCTGTTGATGCTATAAAAGATTTTGTTGCTCAAGAGTTTGGAGAAGTTAGTAATTCTAAACAACCTAGTGACAATGTTACTAACAATGTAGTTGAGGCTCAATCAAGAGTTGAGCAGCTTAATAAACTTGGTGTAAATGCAGAACCTGTTGATGTAAAATCAGAGTTCTCAAAATTCATTAATGACTCAAACACAAGCACAAGAGATTCTATAAACGCAAAACTGCGAATGTTAGATTCTCTAAAAGAATAATTTATATAGGAGAAGATAAAAATGGCAGAAATATCGTTAACAAACAGTACGATTTATGCACAAAACATTAATAACTTCACTGGTGAATTGTTCAAAGTTGGTGGTCAGAGAACACCTTTACTTACCGCAGTTGGTGGTTTGAATGGCGGCAAAACATTAAACTCTACATTTTGGCAAGTCCAAGTAGAAGATAATGCAACCGTTTCTTCAGAACCAGCTAAAGGACAAGAAGGTTCATCACCCACAGAATATCTTGGAAGAGACAGAGCTGCATACACTTATGTAACTCAGATTTTCCACAAGGGTGTACAAATGACATATACCGCTTTGGCATCTACCGCAAATCAAAACCCATTTGATTTATCAGACAACATTGTTAACTCCTCAGATGGAGATGGAACAACAACTGCTGGTGACAAATTGGCTTTCTTTGGTGGTAGCCCAGTGGCAGACGAATTTGCTTTTCAAATGGAAAAGACAATGGAAAAAATAGCAAGAGAAGTTGAGTGGTTCGCATTCAATGGTTCTTTCTCTGACGGTGCTAATACCACTCCAGGGTCAGGAACTAGAGAAATGTGGGGTATTGACCATTGGGTTAATGCAAACAAGAATACTTCAAACACAGGAGCATTAAATCCACTAGGTGGTAATTGTTTCTACAATGACGCTGCAGGAGATGGTTCTGGCTCAGCTAGAGTTCTTTCTTTTGATGCTATTGCAGGTGCAATGAAGCTTCTTTATGATGCTCACGCACCATTAAAGCAACCTGTTCTATGTGTAAGTCCGAAACAACTTTTGGACCTTAACACAGAACTTATCGGTGGTAATGTGGGTATAACAGGTGCAATCATTCCTAGAGATAGAAATGTTGCAGGTGTTGACATTGATACAGTAGTAACCCCATTCGGTTCTATTGGATTGATGGTTATTGACCCAGACATTATGCCAGCAGGTTCTGCGTTCATTCTTGACCTAGCTTACATACAACCAGTATTTACCAACATCCCAGGATTTGGTACTGTGTTCGTACGTGACTTAGACCAAGATGCTAACGCTAGAATTGGTAAAGCAGTTTATATGGAGATGGGATTCGAATTTGGTCCTCCTTCATACCACTGCAAGATTCAAGCAGTAGCTTAATTTAATTACAAGATTAGGGTGGAACTCCACCTCCACCCTTTTCTTGTGCTATCATAGGTGAGATATGAGTGCAAATATAGGTAAATTAGTAGATAGAGTTTACAGAGAATACCTAGAGCCAAATGATGACATACAATCTTTTTCTATTTTAAGAGGTGCTATGTTGGCTGATGCTACTGATACAACAGTAGAATATGAATCAGATTACTTAACATCAGAAGAAGAAGATTTACTTGAGCCAGGCTCAGTAGTAGAAGTAAACAGAGAGTTAATGTTAGTTACTGCATTAAATACTTCAGCAGAACAGTTAACAGTTAAAAGAGCTTTTAGAGGTACAACATTAGCTGCTCATTCAGTAGATGATGTAATGAGAGTTAATCCTGTGTTTCCTAGAAATACTGTATTTGATGCAGTATGTGACCAAATTAAAAATTTATATCCAACATTATTTGCAACAGAAACAAAATCAATTACATCTAAAGTAGGATATATTCCTTTAGATGGTGCTAATGATAATTACTTAATAGCACCTATAAAAGCTATATCACAATACACAGACTTTTCTGCAGGTTCTGATGAAACAGGAACTGTATACTCAGGAGTTGCTGTAGAGATTGTAGACTTACCTAATCCATTTACATATACAGATGCTGATGGTGTGTCACAAACAATTACATACAGTAACAATGGACCAGACAAAGTTAATGCTGTACAGATATATAA